GTGCATAGATAGCCCGCTTGTGTCTGACGAGTTTGTTGACGAGATGCGCGCAAGGTATGGCGAGGAAAGCAATGCCTTTCGCATTCGTGTGCTTGGCGAGTTTCCCATGGCGGATGACGACACGATCATTCCGTTTCATTTGGTTGAGAGCGCGATCCATCGTGACATTGAAACAACGCCTGACGTTAAGCCAATTTGGGGTTTAGACGTTGCGCGCTTTGGCACGGACAAGACGGCTTTGTGCAAGCGTTATGGCAATGTTGTGACTGAGATTACGTCTTGGCAGGGCTTGGATTTGATGCAGACAGTTGGCCGCGTTATGGCCGAATACGAAGGCTTGCCGCCTTCTATGCGGCCTAATGAGATATTGGTTGATAGTATTGGCGTTGGCGGCGGTGTGGTTGACAGGCTGCGCGAGCTTGGCGCGCCAGTCAGAGGGATTAATGTTGGCGAGGCTCCTGCTATGGGCAAGACCCACATAAACCTGCGCAGCGAATTGTGGTTTAAAACAAAAGGTTGGCTTGAGGATCGGTCATGCAAGCTGCCGAAGGATGACCAGCTTCTCGCGGAGCTGACTGCGATACGTTACTCGTTTACATCGTCAGGCAAGATGAAGGCTGAGAGTAAGGATGAGATGCGCAAACGTGGGTTGAAATCGCCTGACCTTGCGGATGCGCTTTGCCTGACAATGGCCAGCGATGCTGCAACTGCATTGTCTGGTGCGATGTCAAGTTGGAAGCAAACTATTAAACGCAATTTGAAAGGTATTGCATGAAGCCAGTTCCGTTCCACAAGCTGTCACCTAAGATGAAAAATATCCGCATGAACCAATGGATCAAGTCGTACATTGGTCGCGGACTTAGCTTGGAGGATGCTCAGCACGCAGCAAGGTGGCGCGCTGGGCATTGGAAGCTAAATGCGCGTATGGAGAAGGTTCTAGCGGACATTGAGGATGTGTGATATGCAGCCTGCGTGGTATTATTAGATAAACTGTGCTAATGTGCAGAAAAGCTAGAGGATGATGACATGAAACCATGTAAAGGTTGCCCTACCCCCGCAGCATGTAAGCGTGCTGGAACTTGTCTCGCGAAAAAATACAGGAAGTAAGTTATGGGTATTTTTGATTTCTTAGGCGATTTATCGTCAAAGCGCAGCAAAGAGCTTGGCCTTGGCGGCTTGCAGTCTTTGCTTGGCACGCGCGGTGCAGCGCAAGCTGGCGCAATTGGCGATGAGATGATTGGCATTACGAACCAAGATAGCTTGCCGGGTTACTTTAACGAGCAGACGCGTGAGTATGTGCCTTGGTACGTTGATTTGTTTGACGGCGGTGGCCTAAATGCTGCTGGCGGTCAGTCGAAGCAAGAAGCTGCGCAATCTGGCGCTATGGGCGTTACGCCCGGCGGCGCTCCCGTTCAGTCTCCCGGTTTGCTTCAAACTCGTTTAGGCAATCAGCTTTCTGACATGGAAATGGCAAACCGTAATCGCGTTGGCGTTGACCCGCGCAATTTAGGCGGTGCTGAGGGTTATGGACCTATGTCAGCGCGTGATCCGCGCAATTTAGGCGGTGCTGAGGGTTATGGACCTATGGGGCAAGCAATGCCCACTCCTGCTCCTGCACAACGAGGCACTCAAGTAATCCCTGCCTCCGGCGGCGATATGGCTATTAACACTCCAGCTGCTCAGGGCCGAGATCAAGTGATCGCAGAGCGGCAAATGTATAACATGGAGCAGGCTATGAAGAGCCATCCTTTGTACCCAGAGTATGTTGATTTTTTAAACCGAAGCAAAATGCCGTCAACTCCAAGTCTGTTTCAGCAGTACATAAACACGTTTGGAAACATGTAAATGGCAATTACAACTTACGCAGAGCTAAAAACGTCTATCGCGGACTTTCTGAATCGCGATGATTTAACGTCAATCATACCTACGTTTATCTCCTTGGCTGAGGCTAATTTTAATCGTAGCGTTCGCCACTGGCGAATGGAAAAGCGTTCAACTGCAATTGCGAATACTCAATACACGGCGCTGCCTGAAGACTTCATTGAGCCTTTGCGGTTCAGCATTACAAGCGGAACAACAACACGGCTTGAAATGCTTAGCCAAGCGCAAATGCTTGACCGCCGTGAGTCTTCTGATAATGTTGCAAACAATTCAAGGTTTTATGCAATTACGGACGGCTCTATTGAGTTGCTTCCTACGCCATCATCGGACCAGACGCTTGAAATGGTTTACTATAGCAGACCAACCGCCTTGAGCGACGTAAACAATTCGAATTGGCTTTTAACTTACTATCCAGACGCTTACTTGTATGGGGCGTTAGTTCACAGCGCGCCATATCTTGCAGATGATAGCCGCTTGCAGGTTTGGGCTGCATTGCTTCAAAGCTCTATTGATGCTATTAACTATGACAGTGATAAGGCAAAACACGGCGGAGCTGGCCACCGCATGAAAATTAGGAGCTTCTAAATGGCAACTTTAAATGATCGAGTGTTTGACAACGGTTTGACCGTTTTAGACACAGAGGGCAACCGCGTAGACATTTGCTCTCAGGAGCCGACGACTTATGCGCAGGCCACCAGCACTTACAGCTTGGGCAATGAGACTAGCATTAGCATTTCAGCCCCAGCAGATGCCTCGCCAAATGGCCGCAAGGTTACGCTGGCTGCAATTACTGGCGCGTCTGTCACAGGAACTGGCACAGCTACGCACTACGCAATTGTTGACACGTCAAATAGCCGTTTGCTTGCGACTGGTTCTTTGTCTGCGTCTCAGGCGGTAACTTCTGGAAACACATTCAGCTTGACAGCTTCAGACATCCGCATTCCAGATCCAGCCTAAGGAGTAACCTATGGTCACTCTCGTAAATCGGGCAAAGATGTCCACCAGTACAACGGGTACTGGAACAATCACGCTTGGCACTGCTGAGAGTGGCTACCAAAGTTTTGCCGATGCTGGCGTGAGTGACGGTGACGTAGTTCGCTATGCCATCGAGGACGGTGACGACTGGGAGATTGGCTCAGGCACTTACACGGCCACTGGGACAACCCTGTCACGCACAGTAGACGAAAGCTCTAACTCTGACGCTGCCTTGAATTTAACTGGCTCTGCGGTGGTGTTTATCACGGCTGCGGCTGAGGATGTATTTCAGGGTGAGCTGTTTGCCGAGAACCCAAGCAGTCCTACTGCCCCAAGTGCAACTGGTACTAATGCTGTGGCTATTGGGACAAGCGCAGTTGCTAGTGGCTTAAATGCAATGGCATTTGGTGAAGGCTCAACTGCAAGCGGTGACGAAAGTTTAGCTTTGGGTGATAGCGGAGCGGTTGCTTCTAATGCTGTTTCTATTGGGCCAAACGCTTATGCTGCGGGGGTTTCTTCAACATCTATTGGCGTAAGTTCAGATGCTAGGTCTACTGGGTCAACTGCTATTGGGTATAACTCGCAAGCATTTACTGGCTCAAACGCCACAGCACTAACCAACTCCTACGCTTCTGGCGCAGACAGCTTTGCCGCAGCCATAGCTAACAACACGTCTACCTACGGCGCTACTGGTGCTAATAGCGTGGCGATGGCGGAAATTGCTAAGGCTACTGGCGCAGACGGCATTGCAATTGGGTATAATACTCTTGCTACAGCAACACGCAGTGCAGCTTTTGGCTCGCTAGCCTATGCTCTTGCGACGAGGTCTGTTTCGCTTGGTCAATCACGGGCATCAGGTGCTGACAGCTTTGCTGCTGGTATTGGAACAAACAATGCCTCTTATGGCTCACAACACGCCTACAGCGTAGCACTAGGCTATCAGGCTGTTACAACAGCAGACTATCAGATTGCGCTCGGCTCTAGCACTGCACAGGTAAAAGTTTCTGGTGCCTACACCCTGCCCACATCAGACGGCACCAATGGTCAGGTACTAACCACAGACGGTTCTGGCGCTGTTACGTTTGCAGATGCTGGGGGCGGTGGTGGAGATCCTGATCTTTACCGTGACAATGCTGTTGCTGCGACTACCCCAACAGCGAGTGGGGCGAATGCTATAGCCATTGGCGACAACACAACTGCTAGTGGCGAAGATGCTGTAGCGATTGGCGACAATATAGTTGCCAGCGGTTTAAGAAGTATTAGTCTTGGCGGCTTTAGCGATGCTACTGGAGATTATTCAGTTGCGCTGGGCGCTGGCGCTCAGGCTCTTGGCGAAAATGCTGTAGCTATTAAGGGCAATGCTAATTACCAGCGAACAACTGCAATCGGCATGAATGGTGGTGGCGGCAAATCAATTGCAGGTGTATCTAACACTAATACGGGTGGAGCAACAGCTTTAGGCGGCTCTTACGCTGGAGCATCAGACAGCTTCGCAGCAGCCATAGCCAATAACTCATCTAGCTATGGTGCTACTGGTAATAATTCGGTGGCTATTGGGCAGCAAGCTAAGGCGACATATACAAATGCTTTAGCATTGGGTGCATATACTCAGGCAACTAATTTTTATGCGGTTGCTATTGGATATAATTCTGATGCAACAAGTGGTGGATCAGTTTCAGTTGGTTACGGAAACTTGAGCAGTGGTCCTTATGCAGTAGCTATTGGGCGAGAAAATGACGCTACAAAGCAAAGCGCATTTGCTTTTGGGTCTGATGCTCTTGGTGATATTTATGGCAAGCAAGCCTATGCGTCGGGTAAGTTTGTTTTAACTGGTGATGCTCAATCTGGTAAATATGTTTTGCGCTGTTCAACAACAGACGCAACTGCAACTTCCTTAACAACAGATGGTTCTAGCCTTAACTCAACAAATATACCTGTTCTTCCAAACTATTCAGCTTTTTCATTTAGCGGTACTGTCATATGCAGAGAGGATAGCACAGATGGTAATGATTATGCGAGTTGGGAAATTAAAGGCGCATTAATGCGAGATGCTAATAGTACAACAACTGTACTGGGCGTTGGGATTATTAACAAGCTGTATGCTACAAGTGGTGCATCGGCATGGGATATTTCTCTGTCTGCAAACACAACGCAGGGTGGGTTGCAAATTAATGCAACAGGGGCGGCTTCTACAAATATTCGCTGGGTTGCCACTGTTCATACATCGGAGGTTACAAATCCATAATGGGTAAGATTGAATTAGATCACACAGGCTCAGGCAGCGGCGTTACACTTAGCTCTGATGGTACTGACCTACTCTTA